GGTCGTGCTTATGATCATGAGGCAGCTCAGGCTCAGGATGCAGCAGCTAAGGCTGAAGTAACTGAATAATATTTTTGAGTATTAAGGGAAGGGATTTGGTCCCTTCCCTCTTTTATTATTCAGAGGTTAATATGATAATCTTATCTATATTTTTAATAATTATTAGTATTATTATTAGCTGTTTTGCTTTTTATAAAATAAAAAATATAAATAAGATAAATACAGAAATTGAATTAAAAAATAATCAATTAAAAAAAGAAAATGAAGAAGCATTAGTAGAATTAAAGCAAACAGAAAACAATTTAAATAAAGCAAGAAGTGATTATTGTCTAGTTACAAACGATATTGCTAATGCAATAAATAATCTAGATAATCTTCATAAAGAAACTGAATCTGTTATTAATGATAAAGAAAAACTTTCTAATAAAGCATTTGAAAATTATTGCGAAATATTAGAAAATAAATATAAAGAGTTAGAAATAGAATATACTCAAAATGAAGAGATTTTAAAAGAATCTTATTTTCAAGTTCAATCTTCTCTTTTACAAGAAAAAGAGCAGATAGAACAAGAACTTGAAAAAATGCGGAAAACTAGAGCTGCTACTATCGAAGCGAGCCTCCGCGAAGAACAAGTAAAACAGAATCTGTCTTTCTATTGTTTAACAGTTTCTTCTCAAGATAAAGAAGATATTGAGATGCTTGAAAAAATAAAACCTCGTTTAAACAATCCTAGAATTTTATCAATGCTTATTTGGAGTACTTTTTATCAAAAACCAATGACAACATTATGTAATAAAATAATAGGGACTTCTATTAAAACTGGCATATATAAAATAACCAATCAATTAAATAATCAATGTTATATTGGTCAGGCAGTAGATCTTGCTACAAGATGGAAACAGCATGCTAAATGCGGACTTGGGATAGACACCCCGCAAGGAAATAAATTATATCAAGCAATGATAGAGGATGGATTATATAATTTCTCTTTTGAAGTTCTTGAAGAATGTCCAAGAGAGCAATTAAATGAAAAAGAAAAATATTATATACAATTATATCAATCAAAAGAATTTGGATATAATAGTACAGCTGGAAATAAATAACAAGGAGAATTACTAAATGGAAAAAAGAGTCGATACTAATATTGATGAATTACTTGATGAATTAAAAGAAGAAGTCCTTACCGAATTAAAAAAGGACGCCGCTAAAGGGTTTGATGATTATTTAAACTTAGAGTGCGCCTTAAATAGAGAAATCTTTCTTGGGAGTATTGTTGATGGAGTAGGTCTTAGTGTAGATACTATGATTCGTTTCTGGAATAAAAAAGACAAAGGTATTCCTGTTGAAGATAGAAAACCAATTAAAATTTATATAGATTCTTGCGGAGGTAGCCTTACTGATTCATTAACAATTATTGACTCAATTAGAAATAGTAAGACTCCGGTAATTGGTATTGCTGTTGGTTGTACTTATTCGGGAGGTTTCTTTATCTTCATCTCTTGTCATAAAAGACTTGCTTATAAGCACGCATCTTTCTTATATCATGAAGGAAGAACTGAAACTGGTGGAACCGCAGCGCAGTTTGCAAATTACGCTGCTTTTTATAAGAAACAGCTAAACCAGTTGAAGCAAATTGTGCTTGATTATACAAAAATTAATGAAGAAGAATATGATGCCATTAGAAAAGATGACATTTGGTATGATACGGATGAAGCACTTGAAAAGGGTATTGCTGATGAAGTGCTAGAGGAATTTATTTAATGTTTAATATTGATAATATTTTAACTATCAATGATTTTTTTAAATATTATGATAAAATAAATTCTCCTTTTGATAAAGAGTGCTGTTTTGATCGTGTTTTAAGTATTCTTGACGCTCATAAAAGAGGAAGCACTTGCTTATATTTATCTCAAGAAGAAGCTGAAAAAATAGCAACCTTTCCAAATATTCATAATTTGAAGCCTAATGCTTTTTATTGGGTCGAAGGAGAAGAATATAATTTTATATACAAAGGGCATAAAGGTATAATTAGAAAGGATAAAGAATGAAATTTGAACATAGTTGGACAGGTGGATGGGAGAATGCTTTCAGAGGGTTGAGACATCCCTATGAAAGTTATGCCAAATCAGATAGTGAATTTGCAAATTATGGAACATATATCTATTTAGGACCAAATGATCTTGAGCTTGCACAACGCATGATCAAGGCTGGTTCTCCTAATGATAAGTTTTTGCGACAGATCTTTGTTAGTGTAGATATTACCGCACCATTGTTCGTTTGGAAAGAACTAGATACTTATAAAGTAGCCACCGTAGCAAATAGCACTAGCACTATGCATAAATTAGCTGATACTCCTATTACTATTGAATGTTTTGAAATGGATGATTATAATGGTGATTTAACTGTTTATGATAACGAACCTTATCAAGAATGTTTCACAGTAAATGATATTTGGGAAGAAATAATTAATCATTGTGAATCTTTAAGACAACTTTATCTTGAAACAAAAGATAAGAGATATTGGAAAGAGCTTATTCGTTTGCTTCCAGAATCATGGCTTCAGACTAGAACCTGGAGTGCTAATTATGCAGTCCTCCGTAACATGATACATTGGCGGGAGGGGCATAAGCTATCTGAGTGGGGTGCATTTATAGATTGGTGTCATACACTTCCATATGCTGATGAATTACTTTTCTATAATCAAAAAACTTCTTAATTGACTTTTTATAAAAAATATGATATAATATTTATATAAAGAAATAAAGAAAATATATAAATAGGAGAAATAATAAAGTGGCAACGAAAAAGGAATGTTTTATTAAGTTTGTAGAAGATTTAATGAAGGTAGCAGATCAGAATGGTTATGATTATATGATAATGGAACAGTATAATGATGCTTGGGATTACTGGAATGCACTTAGAGCAACTGGTGACGAGTCAAAGCCCGCATTTACAGAGAATGGAAAAAAGATTTTAGTATTTATGCAAGAAAACAAAGACACTTTTAACAATCTCTTTAAAGCAAAAGAGGTTGGAGAACAACTTGAAATTTCTTCTCGAACAGTCTCAGGTGGAATGCGGAAGCTTGTTACAGATGGATATGTAGAGAAGATTGGTACCTCTCCTGTTATTTATGCAATAACAACAAAAGGCGAGAATGCTACTTTTGAAGCCAACTCCGAAGCTGAGTAGGGTTGACTTTTTAGAAAAAATATGATATAATATTTATATAAGATAAAAATTAAGGAGAAAAAGAATAATGAGAAATCCAATTAACAAAGAACACATTGAAGGAAGAGTTTATGATTTTGATTTGGTAGAAAAGACAGTTGAAAACACAGAGTCAAAGTATTATGGTAAGAATTTTATTTCTGGTTCAGTAGATATTGCTACTGATGATGCTGGATTGAATATTGTTCAGGTTCATTATGTATTTGTGCAGCCTACAACTTCTACTGGAAAGGCTAATTCCACTTTTAATGCTCTTAAAGAGATTATGACAAATGGAAAGACTGTTCTTAATGACGGAATTGAAAATGCAACTATGGTAAAGGCAGATCCTTCACTTGCTATTAATGATTTCTATACAGATAAAACCGGTGATTGGCAGCTTGTATCTGCTAAGAGAAACCAGGGTGGATTTATTAGTATTGTTAAGTCTCTTAACCCTGCCGAGGATAAGAGAAGCACTTTTGAATGCGATATGCTTATCAATGGAACCAGATATGTTGAGGCCGATCCTGAGAAAAATATCGACAAGGATTATCTTGTAGTTAAGGGTGCAGTATTCGCATATAACAAGGCTATTCTTCCTGTTGAATTCACTTGTGAAGATGAGAGAGGCATTAAGTATTTTGAAGGTCTTGATGCAAGTCCTACAAATCCTACTTTCACCAAGGTTTGGGGTGCGATTAAGAGCGAGACTATTGTAACTCGTAAGGAAGAGGCTTCTGAGTTTGGTGCTCCTTCTGTAAAGGAATATACCAATACCATTAAGAAGTATCTCATCACTGGAACCGCAGCTTCCAGTAATGTATATGAGATTGGTGATGAGAACAACGGCATTACTGCTGATGAAGTAAAGAAAGCTCTTGCAGATAGAGAAGTTTATCTTGCAGGTGAGAAGAAGAGAGCTGAAGATTATAAAGCTTCAAAGACTTCTAGCTCTGCGGGCGGTGCTACAATCGCTACTGCTTCTGCCGCAGCAGGTGGCTTTAACTTTTAATTGATAAATAATGGGGAGTGAACTTTGCTCCCCAATATTTTTTACTCTAAATTAATATATCACATATCTGCTTGGAGCGCAATCAATCGCCATCCAAAAACGAAAAGTGGTTTAGAATTTTTTAATTACAAAATTAGTAAGGAGATATACCTATGGGAAATATAGATATTTTTAGTATACAGCCGCATCAAGTAAGTCGAGATATGCATGGTTATAGTGTATTTATGTATGGTGGATGGAAAACTGGTAAGACAACAACCGCAGTAAAATTTCCTAAGCACTTTCTTTTAGCTTTTGAGAAAGGTTATTCTGCAATCCCTGGCGCAATGGCTCAACCAATTAATTCATGGTCTGAATTTAGACAGGTACTTCGTCAGCTTAAAGACGACAAAGCAAAAGCTGCATTTGAGACGGTTTAAAAAATAAATACGAAAGGAGCTTTTGATTGATGGGTTCATTAGATAAAGCTTTATATGATTATCATAATACTGATAAAACAATCACTACAATATTACAAGAAAATAATCTCTCTAAGAGTTATTTTTATAGACATTTAGATTATAAAGAAGGTTTTAGAGCAAAAAAGAAAGCTCGTTTATATACTTTTAATTTTGATAAATTTAAACAAGATAGTCATGATAAATATTATTGGTTAGGTTTTTTAGGAGCAGATGGTGCTGTTGTAGATAATACACTATCTATTGAATTGAAAGATATTGATAAAAAACATCTTGAAAAATTTAATCTATTTTTTGAAAATATAAATCCTATAAAAGAAAGAATTAATAATTTAAATGTATCTTGCGTTAAAACACAAATTAATTCTTATGAATTAATAAATTATTTAAAAGAATATAATATTTATCAAAATAAAAGTAAAACATATGTTATTCCTGAAGATAAAATTCCTGATAAATATATGATGGATTTTATAAGAGGTTTGATTGATGGAGATGGTTGTATAAGAATAAATAATCATCAACAAATTAGTTTAGAATTTTGTAGTGGTAATCAAGAATGTGTTGAGCAATTTAAAAAAATTCTTGGTATAGAAAATAAAATTACTCAAGATAGATATACATTTCATGTTCAAGTAACAGGAAATAAAAAAGCAAAAGTTTTTCTTGATAAAATTTATGAAAATAGTAATGATAATAATAGATTAGATAGAAAATATAGTATTTATAAGACCCTTAATTAAGTAATTAATTAAGCAAACCCAGAGAATTGCTGGGAAACCCTTAGAGCTATATAAACCACAACGTAGATATGAAAAATAATCAAGCGTGAAGGTTTGAAAATTATATAGATTGGGCAATCAGCAGCCGAGCCTCGAACAGAGGAAGGTTCAACGACTATCCATTTTGTGGATGAAATTTCCACTATAGGAGTAGGGCTTCTTTTCAGAAGTGGGTGAGAATCCCTTAAATCGAAGTACTGGGCCCCATAGGAATGGGTGATGATATAGTCTACTCCCCTAATAAATATCGGGAAACTGAGGGTATGAAGGATTGTAGATACTGCAGATATTGCTTATGATTATTGTGTTAAATATATATGCAGTAATAATGGAGTTGATGCGGTAGGTGATATTCCTTATGGTAAAGGATATGGTTTAGTTGAAAAAGAATTTGATGAGTGTCTTCGTCAAATTGTTCAGCTTGGATATGGTTTAGTTGTTATTTCACATGAAACTGATAAAACCTTTAAGAGTGAAAATGGAACAGAATTTAATAAAATTGTTCCTACTCTTGATAAAAGAGCAAATAATGTTCTTGCAAGAATGTGCGATATTATTATGTATACTCGCTCCGTACCGGATGGAGATAGTGGAAAAGAGAAAATTGTTGGTTTTATGAGAGGAACTTCTCGATTTGAAGCTGGTTCTCGATTTAAATATACACCAGATTTTATTGATTTAAGTTATAACAACTTAGTTAATGCTATTGGCGAAGCTATTGATAAACAAATGGCAGAAGAAGATGCTTCTTTATTTACTACTCAAAGAGAAAATGTTCATATTGATACAACATCTAAACTTGATTTTGATGAATTAATGGCAGAGTTTACTACTATTATAGCAAATATTCCAGGCTCTAGTGATATGAGTGGAGAAACAGAAGAAGGCAAAACATTTCAAGATTATTGGGCGCCTCGTATTTCTGAGATTGCAACCAGATATCTTGGTGCAGGAAAGAAAGTTTCTCAATGCACAAGAGCGCAGGTAGAGCAGTTAAGTCTTATTGTAGATGATCTAAGAGAGCTTGTAAAAAAGAAATGAAAAAATTAATATGTTATTATATTCAAGGTGAAAAAGTATCTCGTCAAACTCTTGCGGGAAGCAATACTATAATAGATATTTTTATTGGAGATTTAAAAGAATTTTTCCCTACTTGCGGAAAACGCTATCATACTATTTATGTTGATGGTTGTTTTAATACAAAAGAGTATGAACTTTTAATAAAAGAATGTATAGCACCATCCGCTTGTTTGCGTGGCGGAGAAGGAATAATTTTTATATAAATAAAGCAGCAGCAGAAGAATAATATTCTTCTGCTTTACTTTTATTAAAAAATATGTTATAATATTTATATATGAAAATAAAATGTACTAACTTTTTTGATAGAATAAGGACAATTTTTTAAACTTATATCAAATCATTTTTTACATTTATATAGAAAAACAAAGGAGGTTTGATATAATGAGTTGTGGTGTTTATAAAATAACAAATTTACTTACTAATAAAAGTTATATAGGAGTAAGTATCCATATTGAGCAAAGATGGAAAGAACATTTGAATGGTAGGGGAAGTAAACAATTATATAAAGATTTTTTTAATTATGGAGTAAATAATTTTTCTTTTGAAATATTAGAAGAATGTAAAGAAGAAGAACTTTATGATAAAGAACCTTATTGGATAAAATATTATAATTCATATTTAGATGGTTATAATCAAAATCCTGGTGGTGATGGAAATAATTTACAAGCAATATCCGTTACTAAGAAAAAAATTTATTGTTATGATTTAGATGGTAATTTTATAAAAGAATACGATAGTTTAAGTGATGCAGAAAGAGATACAAAAATTGATAATAGTAATATTTCTAGAGCTGCTAAAACTAATGGTAGAACTAAAGAATTTATATGGAGTTATGAATACCAAGATAAAAAAGAACCATATAAGAGAAAATGCCATACAGGAACTTGTGAGCAAGGAAAACATTTAATTAAAGTTTGCCAATATACAAAAGAAGGAGTTTTTATAAAAACTTTTAATTCTATATCTGAGGCTGCCAGAGAAACTGGTGCAAATGGAAATTGTATTGGAGAAATTTGTAAAGAAAAAGGTAAGGGTAAAAGAAAAACTTCTGGAGGTTATATATGGCGTTATGAAGGAGATAAAGTATAATGGCTCATTTAGTAAAATGTTCTGTTTGTGGAGAAGTTTTTAATAGAGATATAGTGCAGGCCGTTAAAGCTGGGGCTCGTCGATATGCACATCAAACGTGCAAGCCTGATGGGGAATTAGTGCCACTTCCGCCGCCTAAAAAGAAAGAGGCTTCCACAGAAGATGAAGACTTAAAAAAATTAAAAGCTTATATAGAACATTTATATGGAGCTAATAATGTTAGATGGCCTCTTGTTATGAAACAAATTCAGCAATATAAAAAAGAATATGCATATACTTATAGTGGGATGCTAAAGTCTTTGGTTTGGTTCTATGAAATAAAAGGAAATCATGTAGAACTATCCAAAGGTGTTGGTATTATTCCTTATGCTTATCAAGATGCTTATAATTATTATTATTCATTATTTGTTGCTCAAAGTCGGAATGAAGAGAAAGACTTTCAGCAAATAACTTCTAAGGTTAGAGAAATAACTATAAAACCGCCAGAAGTTAAAAAGAAAGAAAAATTTTTTAATCAAGATGGAGAAGATGAAACATGAGTAGCAAATATATTGATATTAGTGCAATAACAAATGTTATTGGAAACATTTTTAATAATCCTGCATTATTAGACGCTGAAGATAAATATTTTTTTATTGAAGATGATTTTGTAGATGAATTTCATCAAATTGCAGTAGAACCCCTTATAAATTTGCATAAACTTGGTGCAAAAGAATTTACTTTAAATGCAATCAATGATTATTTTGAAGCAAGACCACGAAAGAAGGCTATCTTTGATACCAACAAAGGAATGGAATATTTGTTAAAAAGTGCAGAAAATGCAAGTATTGCTAGTTTTGATGTTTATTATAATAAAATGAAAAAAATGACTTTATTTAGAGGATTTCAAGAAAAAGCTGGTATGGATTTAAGCTGGCTGTATGATCCTGATAATTTATTTGATGTAAAAAAGAAACAAGAGCAAGAAGAATGGATAGATAGTCATTCTTTAGTAGATATTGCAAATACTATTCTTGATAAAATAAATATTATCAAGTCTCAATATGCAGATAATGAAATTGAAGGATGCGAACAAGCTGGATTAGGTATTGATGAATTAATCAATGGATTTATTGAAACTCCAGAAATAGGATATCCTCTCTATGGCTCGTTTGTAAATACTGTTGTAAGGGGAGCAAGATTAAAAAAGTTCTATTTGCGGTCTGCGGCGACCGGTGTAGGAAAATCTAGAGCCATTGCCGCGGATGTATGTTATATTGGTTGTTTTCAAATGTATGATACTAATGAAAAAAAATGGATCAGTATAGGAAAGTCAGAGCCAGTATTATATATTGCAACAGAACAAGATCTTGGAGAAATTCAGACTATGATGTTGGCTTTTGTTTCTGGTGTAGATGAAGATCATATTTTAAATGGACAATATTTTGCAGGCGAACTTGAAAGAGTTCAAAAGGCTGCACAAATTATTAAGAACAGTCCTATTTATTTTAAATCTTTACCCGATTTTTCATTAAAAGATATTGAAAACAATATTGTTAGAAATATAAGAGAAAATGGTGTAAAATATATTTTTCTTGATTATATTCATACATCAATGAAGATTTTGGAAGAGATAACCAAGCGGTCTGGCGGAGTCCGCCTAAGAGAAGATAATATCTTGTTTATGATCTCAATTAGATTGAAAGATTTATGCAATCAGTATGGTGTGTTTATTCTTTCTGCAACACAGTTAAATAGTGATTATGTAGAATCAGAAACTCCAGACCAGAACCTATTAAGAGGTGCGAAGTCTATCGCAGATAAGATTGATGTCGGTATGATTATGCTAGAAACAACAGCCAAAGATAAAGAAGCGCTACAACCTCTATTGGTAAAATATGGAATTGAAATGCCAAACATTAAGATTTCTGTATATAAGAATAGACGCGGAAGATGGAAAGGAATTTATCTTTGGGTGTCTGCGGATAGAGGTATTTGTAGATTTAATCCTGTATTCGTTACTAAATGGAATTATGAATTAGTAGAAATGGAAGACTTAAAGATTAAAGTGGAAGATCAATCCGCATTTTAAGGTGGTGAATAAATGGAATATACTTATGACAAGAACTTAATTAAAGAGAGTTTATCATCTGAACAAATTGAAGAGGTGTTAACTGAATTTCATGGTGAACCAGAACAAAGAGGGGGAATAATTGTTTCCCGCACCATATGTCATTGTGGAAATTCGCATAAGTTATATTATTATCCTAATACTCATCTATTTAAATGCTATACAGATTGTAGTGAAACTTTTGATATATTTGAATTAACGCGGAAGGTGCTTAGTAGAGAACAGCCAAAAGCAAGGGAGGATTCAGACTGGAATCTTCCTGAAGCTATTGATTATATAGCACAAAAATTTGGTTTTCAACCAAATGAAAAACAAAATGGATTTCAAGATGAAGCATCTACCGCAAAAGATTTAATTTTATTTAATGAATATGAAAGAATAAATAATATTAATATAACTACTCAAGAAGTAGAATTAAAAGAATATCCTTCTACTGTTTTAAATAACCTCCCGCATCCAAAAATTCAGCCCTGGTTAAATGAGGATATTTCACAGGAAGTTATGGACTCTCACGGAATTTGTTATGATCCAAAAAATCAAGGCATTGTTATTCCTCATTATGATATAAACAATAGATTAGTAGGAATCAGAGAAAGAACTTTAATAAAAGAAAATGAAGTATTTGGCAAATATCGTCCAGCTAAAATTGGTAAGCAATTATATAACCATCCACTTTCTTTTAATTTATATAATTTAAATATGAGTAAAGATATTATAAAAAGAAATAAGAGAGCATTCGTATTTGAAGGTGAAAAAAGTTGCTTAAAATTTGCATCTTATTTTGGACAAGAGAATGATATGTCTGTGGCAGTTTGCGGAAGTTCATTTATTGCATATCAAGCTTGGCTATTGATTAATCAAGGTGCAGAAGAAATTATTATATGCCTTGATAAACAGTTTAAAGAACTTGGTGATAAAGAATTTGAAAAATTAACAAAGAATTTAACTTCTATACATAAAAAATATGGGCAATATGTAAATATTTCTTATATGTTTGATAAAGATAATTTATTAGGATATAAAGATAGCCCCATAGATAAAAATAAAGAAATTTTTATGGAATTATATAAAAGGAGGATAAATTTATATGCGTGATGAAAAAGTGGAAGAAGCTTTAGATTATCTTTTTGATTTTGATTGTTATAGCAAATATAATGAACAGTTAAGTATAGTTTATGATTATATAGAAGAATTGGAGAAAAAATTAAATGAAATACAAATTAATAGCACCTGTTAATAATAATTTAAATGCAAAACAACAAGTTCTTATTAATCGCGGGCTTGAGGCATATGAATTAACTCATTATATGAATTTAACTGAAAATGATGTAAACCCTCCGGAGGCTCTCGGTGTTGATGAAATGTATAAAGCAGCCGAAGTATTAAATAAAACTTGTGAAAAACGAGGAAGTATTGCTGTATTAGTAGACTGTGACTGCGATGGATATACTAGTGCCGCGACCATGATTAATTATATTGCTGATTATGTTAATGATCCAAATTATATTAAAAGTAATATTTCTTGGTTCCACCATGATAGTAAGCAGCATGGTCTTTCAGATGCAATGGAATGGGTGAAAGATATTTCTCCAGATTTATTAATTATTCCGGATGCTGGAAGTAATGATATTCAATTTTTAACAGAATTGGTTGAAAGTGGTATGAATATTATTATTCTTGATCACCATGAAGTTGAAGGTGATAATGAAAAAGCTAATATATATAATTGTGCTTACAATGGCAGATGTATACTTATCAATAGCCAAATTAGAAATTATCCAAATAAAGAACTGTCGGGTGTTGGAGTAGTATATCAATTTTGTCGTTTTATGGATAAACAACATGGTCTTAATTATGCAGACAAATATCTTGATTTGGTGGCATTGGGTCTTACGGGAGATATGATGAGCCTTCGTTCATTTGAAACTAGATACCTTATTTCAAAGGGACTTAAACCTGAGAATATCCGCAATCCATTTATGTATGAAATGTGGCAAAAGAGCAAGTTTAAACTTGGTGATAATCCTACTTCTTGGGGCGTTACCTTTTATATTGTACCTTTTGTTAATGCAATAACTAGATCTGGTACTCAAGAGGAAAAGGAGCTTATTTTTAGGTCTATGTTGAAGCTTGATGCTTTTAATGTAGTACCCTCCACCAAGCAAGGACATAAACTTGGGGAGACGGAGAGAGTTGTAGATCAAGCTACTCGTACTTGTACTAATGTTAAGAAGAGACAGAGTAGAGCAGAGGAAGTTAGTCTTGCATTAGTTGAACATCTTATTAAAGATAATAATATGATGGATCATAAAGTATTGCTATTTCTTATGGAACCTGGTCAGATTCAGCCTGAAATTAGAGGTTTAATTGCGAATAAACTTATGGCTAGGTATCAAAGACCTTGTTGTATTTTAACAAAACGAGAATATGAATATCAAGGCGGAGAAGTAGAATATTCATCTAAAGCAATTTTCCCTATCGTGCATTCAAAAGATGAGAAATATATTACTTATGAAGGTTCTGCGCGTGGATGCGACAAAGTGGGAGTAACAGAGTTTAAAGATATATGTGCGGAAACCGGGGTATGCGAGTATACAGTCGGACACCAAGGCGCCTTTGGTCTAGGCATCCGTAAAGAAAATATTGATGCTTTTATTAAAAAGACAGATGAAGCATTAAAAGATATGGCATCTGAACCTGTTTATTATGTAGACTATATTTGGTCACAAAATAAAGTTGACAGTCAAGCTATTATAGATATTGCAGAAATGGCCCCATATTATGGGAAAGACATGAATGAAGCTATCGTTGCTATTGAAGATATCAAGATTACAAAAGATAATTTAGTTATGATGGCATCTAATACTATGAAAATTATATTACCAAATGGTGTTTCTTTAATTAAATTTAGAACTCCTGATGAAGAATTTAATAAATTGTATTCAGAAAATGGATATGTAGCTATAAATGCTGTATGCAAATGTCAAATTAATGATTGGAATGGAAATAAATATCCACAGTTATTATTAGAGGATTATGAAATAGTGGGGAAATGTGCTTATGAATTCTGAAGAATTATTAGTTAAAAAATTTTGCCGCTATGCTCACTTTATTGTAAGAGTTTTGAATGGTTTTAAGGGAGATTAAAATCTCCCTTATTTGATTTTTGTAAAAAAATATATTATAATATTTATATAAGAAAAATAAAGAGAGGAGTAATCATATGATATTTTTTCATAAATTTGAAAATCTAAAACCAGCAATAGGAGAACAAATTTTAATAAAGATAAAGAAGAGCGATCCTGTTAAATATTATGTGGTGAAAAGAGTTGTAGATTATGTAGAGGGTTGTTCTATGTACGAAGAAGCTGGTGGAGAAGAATATGCTGCTTGGAAAGAAGAAGATCTTGAAGGTTGGTGCTCTTTATTAGAAATTGAAAGGAATGAAAAATGGAATTAACAGCTAAACAAGAGGAAGGATTGAAAATTGCATTAGAGCGTCACAAAAACAAAGAACGCTACACTGTTATCAGCGGATATGCAGGTGCAGGTAAGACTACCCTAGTGCAATATATTATCCAGGCTCTTGATGTAGATGAGGATAAAGTGGCATATGCAGCTTTTACTGGTAAGGCGGCAGATGTGCTAAAGAAAAAAGGAAATAAAAATGCTATGACACTTCATAGGTTGCTTTATGATAGTTTCCCCAGACCTGGCGGAGGCTTTATTAGAGTACCTAAAAAGAAACTTGACTATACCATTATCGTGGTAGATGAGGTGTCTATGGTACCTAAGTCTATGATTGATCTACTTATGTCCTTTAAGGTATATATCTTGTTCCTCGGGGACCCATTCCAGCTCCCGCAAATTGATAAAAATGAAACACATGATCTGCTTGAGAAGCCTCATATCTTTCTTGATGAAATTATGCGTCAGGCACAAGAGTCAGAAATAATTAGATTAACAATGCAAATTAGAGAAGGTAAGCCCATTGAATATATAAAGGGAGAAGAAGTATATGTAATTCCTAAAAAAGATTTAGTTACTGGTCATCTTTTGTGGGCAGATCAAATCATTTGTGCAAAAAATATAACTAGACATAACATCAATAATCAAATGCGGCAGCTGCTTGGTTTTAATGGTGTGCTTCAGACAGGTGAGAAAATTATCATTAAGCGCAACTATTGGGATTTATTTAATGATGAAGGTGATGTACTTGTAAATGGAACAGTTGGCAAAGTAGATAATCCATTTGAAAGTTTTGTGCGGATACCCGCCTACATTAAGAATAATAGACGAGATCTTCCGACTATTATAGCTAATTTTACTCCAGACGGAGGCGAGACCTTTGAGAGCCTCGATATTGATAAGGACTTCTTACTTACGGAGGAACCTTGTGTCGATTGGAGGGTGGCATACAAGATTGGTCAGTTAAAGAATAAGATTGGAGATATTCTTCCTAAACAAGCTACTTATGGATATGCCTTGACTTGTCATGCAGCTCAAGGTTCTGAGTGGGACAAAGTTCTTGTTATTGAAGAGAATTTCCCTTTTGATAAGCTAGAACACGCTCGATGGCTCTATACAGCTGCCACTCGCGCGTCAGACAAGCTTGTTATAATGAGGTAACTATGAAATATTATATTATAAATGAAAAAAGATTATTAGAATTATTAGAAAAAGAAAATCAATTAAATGCTTTAGAATGTGCTGGAGTAGATAACTGGTCTGGGTATTGGGAAGCTAAAGATCTTTATACAGATAATCAAGATGTAAGTTATGAAGATATGGCTTTAGAAGATTTAAAAAATGAATTTGAAAACATGGAAACGGAGTTGAAAGGAACATTTTAATATGAAA